CCCCTTCGAAACAATTCCATCCAGCTCAACTATTCTTTCCGCTATGTCTTCCCGAAAATGCAACGGAGACATATCCAAAATGGACCCGTCCCCATAAGAGGAAAAAAGATCATATTTATTCCGAATACCCATAGGTTTCAATAAAGGACCACAGGAGGTATTGAAGTTAATCCTATCTATCCCTAGATCAGGATTTCCAAAAATTGCCTCTTCAAACTTCAAGAAACCAAGTTTGGTATCTTTAAGCTTGGGATCATCGAATCTCATCACATAATTGCGTATAGCTTTGTTTTCTTCAGACATCGTTATATCGCAACCCAAATGAATATTCTTGAATGTATTCAGAAACGGAGAATGCATCTTACCCTCTCTAATTACCCTAGTAGCCTTGGGAATGGCAAAGTTCGTTCTAACCTTACCACTTTCAGCAACGTCATCATGGAGAACACTCTTTCTCAAATCCGAGATAAAAGAATCATGGCCTCCCGGGATACTACCAAAAGGAATCAAAAAGGGTGAAATAACATTTCTACTTTCACTGTTAAGACTCAAGTCCTCAACAGGAAAATATCCCGTCAAATGGATGTCTTCAAGATGAGGAAAAGGAGTCAAACTTTCACATCGGGAGTACCATTCCTTAGAAACTAAAGTACAACCAACCTCAGGCACCAAATCGGACTTGTAACTAATAAAACCTACCAAAAAGCAGCCTCCATCTACTCTCCCAATGACAGGATTGCAACAGTCCCCGACTTTACCAATTCCAGGAAAACGCAATGAATGATAAGTCACTTTGTCAAGTCCCACAAAGGTACTAGGCCAAGCAGTCGTCCACATCCCAAGATTAACACTTTTAACTGCAAGGTGTCCATGGAACGGTTTCTCAAGCATAAAATTCTGCATACCTCTGGAAACTATCGGCATGTTGTGGGTCATAACAAAAAGCTCGCATTCGGGCGTAGCTCTAAGATAACCCAAATCAATGGGATAAGATATTTCCTCGTAAACAAAATAAGGTCTATTGGACTGTTTCAAATTTTGAAGATAATGCTTATTAAAAACAATATTTTCAGGAGAGATCGCAAAAATAGTCACGGGCAAGCTAAAAGTCTTTCCTTCATCAGTCACGTATTTCAGAAGTATATTGAAAGTATGCTTCTTACACAACGTCTCGAGATCCTCTGCCCCGACTCCTTTTGTGATAAGAGTAGCGATCTTCATCTCACCTTCACTTTTGGACCAAGTTCTCAATTGGGCTTCAGGAAAATTAATCTCCGTGCGATAGTTTAAGAAAGCCATAGATTGGGGGTCCACATCCTTACAATAAATAGGCTTAGCTGTTGCAGTTATTGGTTCATCGCCAGAAAAGGTTCTAAAATAGGCATACAACGACAAACCTCCCGTAACAGCCAATATCCACGCCTTATACCTCTCGAAGAATTCCTTAAATTGCATAAAAGCTCTCTTCATCTTATACAAATAAAAGGTCCTCGTTCTGACACTGCTTTCTAAAACGTTATAGACATAGTCAGAGCGATAGAAGAATTTGGTGGCGGCTCCCTCACTCTCAGAAATCAGCCATCTAACGAAAGTCTGGTTAACATAGCTACGAATAACATCAAAATTGAAAAGTAAGAGAATAGTCA